ACAAAATCTTCACCAAGCATGATTCGAAAATGGCGCTCGAACGTACCGCTGAAATGCGTTACCTCGGCCTCGCCCAGCTCAAGACCGAAGGTGGTCAGACAGCTTTCGATAACGGCGCTGGTGAACGCTACGTCTACAACCAAGAGCATACTGAAATTGCCCTTGGCTATGCCATCACTCGCAAAGCGATTGATGACAACCTCTACAAGACGCAGTTCCATCCGTCGAACCTTGGCCTCATCGAATCCTTCCAGCAGACGAAGGAAATCTATGGCGCCAACATCCTCAACACTGCTGAAACGTACAACGCTTCAATCGGTGGCGACGGTAAGGCTCTCTGCGCTACGGACCATCCGATTGATGGTGGTGTGGTTGCGAACAAACCGGCTGTGCAGGTGGAACTCAATGAGGCCACACTGCTCAACGCGATGATCGCCATCCGTACTAACTTCAAAGATCAGGCTGGCCTGAAGGTCTTCGCTCGTGCGCGCAAGCTCATCGTTCCGACAGCTCTCGAACCGGTTGCTATCCGTCTGACGAAGACGGAACTCCGTCCGGGCACTGCCGACAACGACGTCAACGCGATCATGATGACTGCAGGTGGCCTCCCAGAAGGCTACATGGTCAACGACTTCTTGACCTCGGCCTCTGCGTGGTTCTTGCTGACCAACATCGACGGTCTGTCGTACATGGAGCGCGTGAAGTTCGAGACCGACATGCAGGTTGACTTCGTCACTGACAACCTGCTCGTCAAGGGTTACGAGCGTTACTCGTTCGGGTACTACAACTGGCGTTCGATCTTCGGATCGTTCCCGTCGTAATGAATTGAGGGCGGGGTTTAGGCCCCGCCTTTTCATCTAGGGTAACTGATCATACTGACCGCCCTAGCGGACTCTGCACAGACAGTATGATCGCATCGTGCAGGAGGTTCCTATGGGACGAAGCCGAAGAGCGTAAGCGTGGTGGTAAGGTTGCCAAGAAGCACGCCGGTAAGGTGCATGGCATGGCGAAGATGCACGCGGGCCGCAAGCCCCGTAAGTCTGGCGGTAGTTGCGAGAGCAGCCCGTTTTCGTCAGCCCGCCGTGGAACGCCCCCGAAAGGGCATTCCACCGACGGCAGCCTTGACTAATCTAGGCTGAAACGGCAAACAAGAACGGGGGCCTCTGTGCCCCCGTTTTTCCTTGAGGAAACCGTATGACTGCAGCATGGCAGAAGAAAGAGGGTAAATCTCCCTCTGGTGGCCTTAACGAGAAGGGCCGCGCATCGCTCCGCGCTCAGGGGCACGACATTAAGCCACCTGTCAGCGCCAAGGAGGCTTCCAAGAGCCCCGCCGCGTCTGCTCGGCGCGATAATTTCAGAAGCAGGATGTGTGGCATGAAGGAGAAGTTGACGTCTGCAAAGACGGCTCACGATCCCAACAGCCGCATCAATTTGGCGCTCAAACGTTGGGACGTGAAGTGCTAACATGAGTGCTGCTATTGCACGCAATAGAGAAGGATAAACGTCATGCAAACAATGCAAGTAACTGTGGGCCCTATTGCTGCAGCAGATGCTGACGGCATTTGCGCGTCTCAGACCCCCTCCGCCGGTGCTTTGACAATCAACGGCGCCTTGGCGAGCGGCGGTGTCGCGACGCTGGATGTGCAGCGCCGTGTGCTCATTACCGCGGCTGCCGATGAAAGCGGCACGTCGTTCACGGTCACCGGAACGAACTGGCAGGGCAATTCGATCAGCGAAGTGGTGCCCGGTCCCAACGCGACCACGGCATCGACGACGATTAGTTTCAAGACCGTCACGTCGGTGACGATCGCCAACAACGCAGCGGGCGCAGTCACGGTCGGCACCAACGGTGTCGCTGACTCGCCTTGGGTGCGATTCGATGACTGGGCGCCGAACTACATCGCCGTCAATTGCACGGTGACGGGTACAGCGAACTTCAGTGTTCAGACGTCACTTGATGACCCGAACAACATCGCCAACCCGGTAGCGGCAGGTGATATGACGTGGCTCGATGCTCTGGATGCCAATTTGGTGTCAGAGGGCAGCGATAAGAGCGGTGGCATCACGTATGCGCCGACCTTTGCTCGTGTAGTGCTGAACAGCGGATCAGGTTCTGTTAGGGGCGTTTTCCTGCAGTCCAGCAATGTTCCGAAGTAATAATTCCGCTGGGGGAGTGATATGTCTACTAGCGGCACATACGCCTACAATCCGTCACTGGGTGAGATAACGCTCTACGCGTTCAATCTCTGCGGTGTGCGTAACACCGCGTTGTTGCAAGAGCACATGGAGTCGGCCCGCATGGCCGCTAACATGCTGCTTGGGCGTTGGAGTTCGCAGGGCGTCAACCTTTGGTGCGTTGACCTAGAGACGATCCCCCTCGTGCAGGGCACTGCGACGTATTCGGTGCCGTCCAACACGGTCGTCATGCTCGACGCTTACGTGGTCCAAAACTTGGGTGGAGCGGCGATCAATCGCCTGATTCTGCCCATTTCTCGATCCGAATATGCGTCGTATCCGAACCCAACCCAGCAGGGATTCCCGACGACATACTGGTTCGATCGCTTGCTCTCGCCGACTGTGACGCTGTGGCCGGTGCCGGATGGCACGCAGTCATCGTTCGATTACTACCGCGTGCGGCAGATTCAGGACAGCAACTTCACGAGCGGGCAGCAGGTCGAGATTCCGTATTACTTCCTCGAAGCCTTTGCCTTCGGCCTTGCGCAACGTCTGGCGATGATATGGGCGCCTGACAAGGTGCAGATCCTGAAGCCTCTGGCTGACGAGTCATACGATATCGCCTCTCGCCAGAACATCGAAACCGCGCAGCAGTACATCTCGCCCACCGTATCGAGTTACTTCAGGCCATAAGCAATGTCATATGCATCGCAGTCCGGCCGGGCTAAAACTAGCGCAACAAACCCGCAAGCACATGCGATATGTGACCGTTGCGGCTTTCGCTATAACCACGCCGAACTGAAGTGGCAGTACGACTGGCGCGGCGCCATGATCCAGAACATCAAGATTCTGGTCTGCGATACGTGCTACGACACGCCGCAGGAGCAGTTGCGCTCGATTGTGGTGCCTGCTGACCCGACTCCGATCATCAACGCCCGTACGCAGGACTTTGAGACGGCTGAGACCAACTATCAGACCGTGTCAGCGCCGCCGGTGATTGACCCGGAGACTGGCATTCCCATTCCGCCATCGGTCATTTTGCAGACCCAAAATGGCCAGAATTTGACGACTCAGCCCTACGGCCAGCCCGTAGGATTGACGCAGCCTGCAGTGATGCCGCTCAAAGGCACCACGGCATATGCGGTGAAATTGCCTGTGTTGTCTGTGTCATCCAATAACACGACAACGATTACTGTGACCTGTTCGGCGGTGCATAACCTGACGACCAATGATCAGATCTCGGTCGAGGGCATTTCAAACGTGAATGCCTGCGGGTTTTACAGCGTCACCGTCACGACGGCTACGGCTTTCACTTATGAGACCGCAGACACGATTCCTGCGGCCTCTCTGTACACGCCGACAACGCGTATCATCACTGCATCGGTCGGGTTTCCGTATGGCTATACCCAGATCCCTCAAGTAGGAAATTAGTCGATGGCCAATACGACAATCCCAAACCTTCCGGCAGCAGTCACTCTTAATGGCACTGAGCAACTTGAAGTCGTTCAGAACGGTACGTCTAAGCGCGTAACCGCGGATCAGATTGCTGCGCTGGCTGAGAATACGCAGGGAACCGTAACGCTAATTGAGACGGCTGGCGCTTTGATCGGAGGCCCGATTACGACGACTGGTACGATTTCGCTGCCACCAGATGCGATAACGAATCAATATTTGGCCGAAATGCCGGCCAATACGCTGAAGGCCAACATCACTAACGGCACGGCGAATCCGACTGACGTTACGGCGAGTCAGTTGCTCGATGATGCATTCGGCTCTGCTGAAGGCAGCATGCTGTATCGCGGCGTATCCTCATGGGAGGATCTTGCGCCGGGCACCTCTGGCTTTTACCTCACGACGACTGGTCAGTTGCCGCAGTGGACTGCACTCGAAGTAGGCCCTGAAGACATTCTGCCAACCGGTGTAACGCCGGGAACTTACGGCACCGCATCCCAAGTCAGCACCGTTACGGTCAACGCTGGCGGTCAGTTAACTGCTGCGGTCAATACGCCAATTTTGATTAGCAATACCCAAGTCACAGAACTTGGGACG